TTCACTCTTAAAATATCTCTTTGCTAATTTATGAAGTGCATAGAACCAGAAACCATTAATGATTGGTTCAATAATAGCATCTAATGCTGCTAACTCCATAGCTGCACCTGTAATTAACCAGTTACAGATTGTAGCAATAATAATATGCCCTAAAGTATAAATTATTGCTAGTAGGACACTAGACTCACCAATGAGTCTTCTAAGGAGTTTAAATATTCCTCTGGTCAGTTCTGTCATATACATTATCAATTACCTTTTCATTATCATCACCCCGCAGCATTTTTTGTAACTCTGCTGTGGAACCTACAAATACATTTTGTGTAAGAGATTTGGTATCATCACCGATATTACCTTTAGTTTGAGTAACATTAATCTCTTGGTTCTTTTTGTGCATTGCTAATAGTGCATGTGCATTATCAGCTTGCTGTTTAATCATACCTGTCAAAACTTCAATAGCACGAGGATGTTCAGACTCTTCTGCTAAGTCCTGTGCCATTCTCAGACCTTCTTCACCAGTCAAAAGAAGGGTTCTTAGAGTGGATCGAATAAGGTCCAAGTCTTCATCATAACTTGAATGGACACTTTCTGGCACATCTTTTTTTGGTACAATATCACTCATATTTTATCCTATTAGAAAGTAATAGTCAAATCACCACTAGTAACAGAGGCTTCAGTAGGGCCATCAGCATAAGACCAACTTACTTCAGCGGTTGATCCACCACCAGTTGTCCCATCAGAGGACGAAACGCTTGTAATGGTTAGGTAATCAAACTCTGCTGGAATTGATCCTAAGTTCCGACCAACAACATTGCCTAGTGTAGCAGAGGATGCACCACCACCGCCGCCACCGGGATCCCCGTCAGAGCTCTGAGTACCACCACCAGCACCACCACCGCCGCCGCCACGGAAGCCGCCGCCGCCACCGCCGCCGCCACCGTTATCAGGATCGTCTGAGCCAAATCCAAGTCCACCACCGGCACCACCATAAGGAGAACCACCAGCACCACCACCACCAGATGATCCTGCATCGGAACCACCGTCTCCACCATTATTACCAGAACCGTTAGCACCAAAGTCATCACCACCAGAACCTACACTAGTGCTACCACCAGTGCCACCATCACCATCAGTGCCTTCACCGTTAACACCATTACTTCCAGTAAGGATACCACCACCACCACCATCGCCAGCGTCATTATTATTGCCATCGTTTCCCCGTGTACCACCACCACCTCCACCACCTGCTACTATAGCAAATGTAGTTTGGGAACCACCGGGTCGCTGAATTTTGAGCAAAGAAGCACCACCGCCGCCACCGCCTTCGCCACCTTGACTGAAGCTACCGCCAACTGCACCATTCCCACCAGCAGAAAGAGTGAGTGTCTCTGTACCATCAAGTCCACTGATTGTAAGTGTCATTTGAGCACCAGAACCACCATCCCCTCTAGCGCCTTGTTGCTGACCACCATTGCCACCTTTGCCGCCACGCAGGAATACTTCAATGTCACCGGGAGGACCACCAGCTGCGGTAACGCCAGAAAGAATCATTAACTGTGGAACACTCATACTACTCTATGTCCTATATCGAATCACCCTGACCGGGTATTAAAATGGTTTCTGTAAATCCATAATCACTATCTAAACTGACATTGATAGGATTAGGTTCGATAATAATACGTTCAAACAGGTTATCTGAATCAGTAAGACTGTAAGACCCGACTGTAGGAACATCAGGGTCTCTGAAGTCCACGATTGCCTTGCGAATAATAGATGTGTCAGCAATAGGACCAAAGAAACTTGTCTTCAGTTCAAAGTCTAATGTATATATAATTGTTCTTCTGTTTTCCAGCTGACCTTCATAGTCATCACTAAAAGAAATGCCAATCAAAGAAATTGGAATATCCTCTACAATATCTGGATAATCTGCAAACTGTTTCATTGTAATAGTGTAGGACGGGTTGAAGTATGGAATAACCTGCTCAAGAATCTGAACAGCATCTTCATTAGTCTTTGCTAGAATGCTTAGCTGAAAGTTTAGAATATAAGGAACAGACGTAAAGAATTTAGTCTTCTTGTTGTTGTCTGTAACGATACTCTTGCTAAAGTTATTTGTTTTAGGTAATTGTCTAGTAGGATCAAAGTAAAGAGAAGACATTTCAAATCCCATTCTAGGGAGTTTGATTGCTAATTTAGCATCTGCCATATCTTCTGTTTCACGAATGCGGTCCAGAAACTTTTGTTTAGGAGAATAACTTAGTGGAACTTTGATTTGACTAATAACACTACCACTAGAGTCTTTTCTCAGTAAGTAAATATTATTGAATAGTGTGCCAAATACAGCTACACATTTACGAATCTTCTCATGATAGAAGTGTTGTGTCAACATATTATGTCACCTCTCCAAATGGGTTACTTTCAGAGAAGTCAATAATATTATCCCCTTCAGTTTCAAAATCTGCGTTCTGACTGAATACCTGTTGTAACTCTTCACCTACTACACTAATAGTCTTAGTGATACTAGTCTCTGTAGAAGTAATAGTAGTGCCAGCAGTGAATGTTCTCCATTCACCATCAGTAGAACCTACATGAGCAACTTCCAGAATATTAGTTCCAGCATCCCATGTTACAATTTCTGCTACTAACTTAGGTCCAGCAGCACTGTCTACCAAGTATTCAATATTTTCACCAATATCAAATCCATTCTGAGCAGACGGTGCTAACGTAAGTTTGATACGATTACCTATTGCTTCTACATTATCAATATCAGTAATTCCAGTATCAAAGTCTTCATCATTATATTCAAAGAGTTCAATATCAAGTCTATATGTTGGAAGGTCAGAGAGTTGATAGAAAGGTCTATCGTCAATCACTCTCATGATTTCAAATACTTGGTTTGATAATGGAAGATATATCAAATCACCTTCTCTTGGTCTATTATAATTAACATTTAGACCAACAGTAGAATTCCATCTTTTTCTTGCAACATGTAGTGTTGCTCTGTCACGAATTTCTACACCAAACTTTGTGAACAATTCCTGATCACCATCAAAACCATCAGTATTCTCTAGATACATTTCAACAGTATAAGCATCATCAAATCTAGATACCACATCTTCACCAAAGATTTTATCTTCAGCAACTAGTGTTCTAGGAAGATACTGTATATCCTGCCCGTAGATTTTGATAGACTCAATAATGATATTTTCATAGAGTCCTTGTTCGGATCGCACTGTTTGGGAGATATAAGGATTTCTAGCCATCTTGACTTTATCCTAACATGAAATCAACAGGAAGTTCATGAGTCAATCTCATTTGCTCCCGCAATCTCTCCAACTCTTGTGTAGCATCATCATAGAGTTGTCTACCATTCAACTGCACACCACCGGGAAGTTGCATGCCTTCAAACTTAATAAGGTTTGCACCCCACTGCTGCTTAATCAACTGTGTCAGATATTCTTTCAATGAAATATCATTGTAGATATCAGTGTGTGTTTCAGGGTCAATATACTGATAGGTCTCAAATACCAGATACTGCCCTGATGTAATATTACCTTCTTCAAACTCACCATGAACATAAATTCTATTCTGGTGCCTAGAGAAAGTAATCAAAGGAGTTCCAGTAAGTTTCATATCAATTAAAGAAACATACTGCTGCATCTGTTCATAATATGCCAAATCGCCAATGAATGTATTTAAGTCATAGAGATCATTTAAAGACAACTGATACTTTAAACTAAAGAAATCAGAAGAACTAACATTACCAGTAATAGGGAAGATTCTCTGAACAAAAAGGATATTGTCATTAACTGTGATGTATTTGTTTGTCACATCATCACTAGTAACTTGATGTTTCAGATATGTTTTCACTAAAGCATCAGAGTTATACTCACGATAAAACTGCAATGCCTCATCAACTCTATCTTCTAACTGCTCTTGATCAACGTTAATCTCAATCACAGGCGCACCCAGCTTTCTTAAGCAATAGTCAATTAACTGGTCTCTGCTAGATGGATTTGCCATTCATTCTTCCTATATTCTTGGTTTATTACTATTTATACTACCAAGGTTACTAAGCAGAATCTGTTGCCCATGGAAGACCTGTTTCTTCCTGAGAATTATTCTTGGTTGCAATCTGCGCATCGATAGAATTTTGGATACTAGTTACATCAACGTTCGATTGAATCCAAGCAACAACATTTTCTTGTGTTACATTTTCATATGCAATAAAATTAGAGTCTGTAGAATCAGGGGAAAGAGTAGTAGTGCCAATTTTTGAACCTACATTATTTGTTGATTCATCTTTACCTTGGCACCGCCAACGTGCTTGATTGATACCGCCAGTCGGAACATCGTATCTAACACTATTAACTTCCCAGTTATATATAATTGCCATTTTTAATATTTTCCTTAAATTGGTTTTATTATTTATTCAAAGTTTAGAACTTCTTCCGGGGTAGCATCAATAACAGACTGTGCAGCTGCTCTTTCTTCAGTGTCTTGAACAATTTCAGGATTATCTACAGTCTCAGTAGTCGGTTCTGCCTCTGGATTCTCTTCGTCATAGACTAGAACCTCTACAGTAGCAGGGAGTGGGTCAACAGCAGACTGTACAAGTACACTCTCTATCAATTCTTCACCTGTCTCTGGATCATATTCACCAGTAGGATAATCCTCATAGACTTCTTCACGACCAACTGCCAAGACATACTGCGCAAGACGTACCGTAGCCTTGCGGTATTCTTGCAGTTGCCAGTTGAACGTGTTGTTGGTGATATTGATGTCGTGATTGCTAGAGAACGTGGACATGAATGCGTCAAAGGCACCGTCAGATGTACGGATGGATTTCTCACGGGCTTGGTCAGACCAGACCCGCTTGATGTGCTTCTGCGCACGGCGCTCAAGTTGAACAGGTGTGAGTGGCAGGTCGCCCTTGGCTACAAAGATGGTCATGCTTTTACTCCTATTACACAAGTTTCAGTAGTGGCTGTTGGTGCTACAGTAGGCTTAATGATGTAGTCGAAACCATCGTAAACTACCTCGTAGTCGTGGGCTGAACCTTCACGTTGCAATAGGCCATCCTCGAATACGTCTTTAGGCTTCCAGCCTTTAGGCATCGTGTGGATTACGTCATCGTTGGCATCGACCTCGAAGAGTGAAACGTTGTCTACACCGCTGTATTGACCAATTGTGCTAGAAAACACCCGAATTGTAATATAGGTAGTGGTTGCTGTAGCGACAAAAGTTGCAGTTTCCGTTTGGTCTGTGGTTATAGTAGGACCATTGTAATTAGCCCCACTACCAGCCGCAATTCCTACCAATAAGTCTTGATTAACGGTCCCAATTCTATGGTCAACCGAAATCACATACTTTTGACCCACTACTGTGGTAATTGATGTGCTTGCGTTGCAAATCCCTGCAACATCGGATGTAATAACAAGTTCGCCAGAAGAAACGCTTAGTGTTGCGTTCGATCCAGTCCACCCAGACGTATCCGTATCAAACGTCCCATTCGTCACCAGCCCATCAAAGTAGAACTGCTGCTCTTGGTAGCCCCCCTGATTTCTCAGGGAAGCTAACTCTTCACGAATATTAATCGCAGGTTTCGATATTAAAACTGTCATGTAATTACTCCTCGACCACTAGGCCGTCAACGACACTAATTGCTGTACCGACTGCATCGGTTGTGTTGTCCACTCGACGCAA